CCGATCTCCCCGGAGATGACGTTGCTGCTGGCTTTGGTGTGGTACGACGGCTACGAATTCGGCGCAAGGCATGATCGACGAGCGACGCGAGTTCCGGGACTACTACCTGAAAGTGGAACGCACGGCGGAGCAGCGCCGTAAAGACCTGGTGACGGCATTCGATGAAATTGCCGAACTGCGTCGAGACAAGGCCAACCTTTGGAAGCTCCTGTTCCTCGTGATGAGCATGACCAGCGGCTTTACCGTCGCATTCGTGAAGCTACTTGAATTCATCTCCCGCTAGTCCAATGACGAAAGCCCAATTTCAACGCGAGCAGCTTCGCCTGGCGCGAGAGAAGGAACTCCGGCTCGTGGCCGAAGCGCGAGCCGCCGCGGATCCGCGCTATGTGGGCAATGCGATCGCGTTTCTCTGGGAGCAGTGTTTGAAACGGAAACAGGAGATGCGTGACACCCTGCACGGGATCGAGCGCCAGCGGGTCGATACCCTCACAGCGCTTTACTCATGAAACCGCACCTGAAAATGCGAATCGACTTCGCCCGGCTCGAAGCCTATCTGACGCTCCGCGAGGACATGGTCGAACTGTGGAACCTGGTGAAAGCCCCCGTCAAGTTCCCGGCCCCGTCACGCCGGCGCCGCGGTGACCGAGAGATCCCGAAAGCCGCCTGAGTTTCTGGCCGCGCGCGATGTCCCAATTCGTTGTTTTGGGACGATTTTTGAATTATGGAAGCCTTATCAAAAGCGCAATTGGGGGCAATTCTGGAAGCCGCCCACGCCCACTCTGAGCGCGATTGGCTGATGATCCTGGTCGGCTACCTCCATGGACTCCGAGCTTCGGAAGTGATAGGAATCAAGGCCGATGACATCAAAGACGGCCATCTCTCGGTACGCCGGCTCAAGGGATCGTGCCGCACTATTCACCCTCTTCTTCGAAGCGACGAAGCCCTCCTGGATGAAGCGAAAAGTCTGGTTGAATACGCTGAAAAAGTGCCGCGAAATCAACGCCTGTTTCCGGTCACGCGGCGCACGTTCGGACGCATCGTAGAGCGCCACGCGCGCACCGCAAAAATCCCCCGCCACCTCGCCCACCCGCACATTTTGAAGCACACCATTGCCATGCAAACCATTCAATCCGCGGGGATTGAGAATGTGCGGCAGTATCTCGGCCACAAGTCCATGAGCAGCACCGGAGCCTATCTGAAAGTCTCCGATGCGGAAGCCTCGACGGCCATCCAAAAAGGGTTGGGTGGTTTGAAAAGATTGATTTAGTACAAGTTTTCAACGATGGGCGGAAAGCGAGAAGGAGCAGGGCGGCATGCGCGGAATTGTGAGTGCAGGAAGTGCATCGAGAAACATGGCTCCCGCCCCGTTGACGGCAACCTTGCGCGGCGGATTAAGGCCCGGATTAAGGCCGAAGAGAAATGGCTCCTCGTCGTCGAGCTTGCAACCGCGAAAGCGAAGCGCACCGAGAATACGGCCGATCTTCGGAATGCCCTTGAATACCTCGACAACCGGGATCTAGGCAACACAATCGACCACGTGAACCACATCCACAAAGATCCGATGGAAATGAACGTGACCCTCTCTCTGGGGGAAGGCATGCGACTCGCCATGCAGAAAGCGGAGGAACGTGTCCGCAGTCGCAAGTAATCTCAAGCCTCAAGGCGGCGGCTACGAACAGGAACTGCGCGAGCGCCTGGCGGAATTCCGCTGGGATCCGCTCGGCGCCGTGATGTATGGCTTCCCGTGGGGCGAAGGCGAACTGGCCGCCTTTAAAGGCCCGCGCATCTGGCAGTGCGAAGAGCTGGATCGACTCGGCGCCCATCTGCGCAATCCGGAGACGCGCCACACGACCTATAAGCGGTGGATCAGCTCCGGCCACGGCCCCGGCAAAACGACGCTCATGGCATTCCTGGGCTGGTGGAATCAATCCACATTCCTGGACGCGATGGCGCGCATTACGGCGAATACCGACCGCCAACTCACCACCACAACCTCTCCGGAATTCCAGCGTTGGTTCCGTCTCGCCATCAACGCCCACTGGTTCACCCTGAATACCTCTTCGATCAAGGCGGTTGACGACCGCCACGATCAGACCTGGCGGCTCGACTTCGTTCCCTGGTCGATGGAGAACTCGCAGGCATTCGCCGGTAAACACAATGCCGGCCGCCGTATGTTCTTTGGCTTCGAGGAAGCGAGCCCCATCCCGAGCGAAATCTTCCGCGTCGCTCGCGGCGCATTGACCGACGCGGGGACAGAAAAGATTCTCTTCGCCATCGGCAATCCCACGCTGAATACCGGCGAGTTTTACGAGCGCATCTTCGGTTCGATGCGGGAAGACACATATCGCATCATCGACTCGCGCGACGTAGAGGGCCATGATGAAAAGGAAATCGCGGACTGGCTGCGGGAATGCAACGGCGACGCGGACAGTGATTACTTCCGCGTGCGCGCGCGCGGCCTTTTCCCTAAGGGAGGATCCGGTCAGTTCATTGATCTCGATACGATTTCCCTGGCACAGAAGCGCAGCACCTTGACAATCTCAACTGACCCGCTGGTCGTGGGCGTGGACTTCGCCTGGGGCGGCGCTGACGACAATGTAGTGCGCTTCCGTAAAGGCAACGACGCCCGCTCCATCCCTGCCATCCGCGTTAAGGGCGAATTCACACGGGACGCGGCCGTCATGGTGGGCAAGCTCGCCGATGTTCTGAGCCGCACCTATAGCGACCAGAAAGTGGCGATGATGTTTGTTGATGGGTCCGGTGTGGGCGGCAATGCCGGCGCCGTGGTGGCGGGGATTCGCGCGCTTGGCTATGACAACATTCAGGAAATCAACTTCGGCCACGATGCGATCGATCTTGAGCATTACTGCTACCGCCGCGATGAGATGTGGGGAAAGATGAAGGCATGGCTGCGCGAGAGCGGCGCCATCGACAGCGACGCCGGCTTGGCCGCCGATCTGGCGAAGCCCATGCTGGTGGGCGACGGCCAGCGGGTAAAACTCGAATCGAAAGACGTGATGAAAAGACGTCTGTCCAAGGCGGGCATCGACTCCGCTTCGCCGGACGACGCCGATGCGCTGGCTCTCACTTTTGCGATGCCGGTGCGGGCCAAGGCTCCGCGCCCGGCCGGCCCTCCGCCGAAGATCGGGAAGTGGAGCTGAGATGGAAGCGTTAGGCGTTCACTGTAAAGGTGAAGTTCCGAGCGCAGCCGAGCGCGCTGCTTTAATCGAGCGGGCCGACAAGCAATTCGGGCACGACAACTACCTGATCGTGAAGATTCGAGCTTATGACGTTTGCGAGCGCCGGGCAGTTATGCGTCTCGACGCTGTGGAGAAAACAGGCGCGGCAGAGCGGATCGCCGCATTAGAAAGGCGTGACGGCATCGATGTCGAAATTGAACGCAGCTGCGCGTAATCGCATCCCTTCCAGCCAGTTCGGGGAACCGAAGCAACGTAAATTCCCGATGCCCGATCGATCTCACGCGGCCAATGCCAAGGCGCGCGCCACTCAAGGCGTCAAAGTCGGCCGCATCTCGTCGGCGACGGCCGCGAAGATCCGGGCTAAAGCAAATCGAATTCTAGGAGAGTGACATGGCAGAACGACTGGGATACTCCGACACTCTGGATCACAACGCTTCGCGCATGCGGGCCGGCGAACTGGCGAAGCTGTCACACATCGAAGTCGGCCACCACATGACCGACGGCTCGATGGAGTTGGCACGCGTCGAGCCGGGCAAGATGGCCGAGCACCTCGCCGATTGCCCGCACTGCGGCGGCGCACCCGGCGGATCAACGACAGCGGCCGGCGACTAACCCGCCATGAAAGCCGACGAGAAGCGAAAACTTGAAACCGAGCTGGTCAAGATGGGATTGGCGGGGCTCGATGCCAGCGGCGCTCCCTCCGGAGACCTGGTGGACCAGATCGCCGCGATCGTGAGCGCCTGGAAGGGCGCCTACAACAAGTACGGGGAATGGATCGATCGCCATAAATACCTCCGCGACCTGTTCTCTGAGTGCGACGCCTGCGATCGACAGGCGATGTACGACGCACTGGTTCCGCGCCTGAGCTTCAAAGCGAAGTCTCTCAATCACTACGAAACCATGATGGCGGAGCGTGTCGGAAACATGGTGAGCAAACGCGCCATGCAGGTCACGGGAGATGCGCCGAAGCCGATTGAAGTCGGGGGCAATCGCTATGCCGCGGCGCCTGTAGCTCGTGCCACAGGAGTGATCGCCACCGTCGTGTGCCATCGCTGCCGCAAGGTAGAGAAGTTCGTCGAGCCCACAGCCGTTTCTGCAATGACAGCCGCGCGCAGAGCCGGCTGGACGCGCGAGAAGGGCATCAATAAAGAAACCTGCCCGGATTGCTCCGTCGCGGTGGCTGAAACCATCGTGCGACTCTCCCGCACTGAAACACTGGCGGTTTACGACCGGCGAGCGTGCAAGCTCGATGCGTAACTTCCTTCTGTTTTTGATCTGCCGCGTCTTCGGGCACCGATTCGGCAAGTGGCACGCCGAACCGATCCTTCCGATGCCTTGAGGCGGACAGAGAATTTGTCAGCGCTGCGGGACTATACAGCGGGGCAGCCTCCCTTGGCACATTCCCTTTAGTGTCGGATCGACAGTTCAGATCAGAAAGCCGTCGCGGTGGGTGGTTTCCCGGTAACGTGGCCGACGACAAAGACAAGAGTACGGACCCGTCGAAAGGTCCAGGCGACGCAGATGAGGCGCTGCTCAAGCAGATCCGTGAAGATTTCGGCTATGTCAAATCCTACTGGCATGACAACTACGAAGAGTCCGCGAAGGACATGGACTGCGTTGCGGCGATTCCTCCCAAAGATTTCACCGACGACCGCACCGGGCGGCCCTGCATCTGGCCCGATGAAACCAGTCAGTACATCAACCAGGCCAACAACAATCTCCGGCAGAACAAACGATCGATCAAACTCTCGCCCCGCGAAGGCGCCACGGATGTGGATGCGGAGCATCGCCAGGCTTACATTCGCGGCATTGAAGACGCTTCAAAAGCCGCGAGCATCTACACCACCGGGTACGAGTCGGCGGTGCAGTGCGCTTTCGGCTTCTGGCGGGTCACCACGGTCATCACCGGACCCAAGGGAGAGCAGGAGCCGCGTCTCAAGCGAATTCCCAACTGGAACACGGTCTATCCCGATCCGGACGCACGCGAAGCAGACGGCTCAGACCAGGATATCTGCTTCGTCATCGACTCCATGCGCGAGTCCACGTTCGCGCGCAAGTATCCGAAGGCGCAGAAGCGCAGCTTCAGCAGCGAAGACCGCATCGTCGCCCCAGATTTTCTTAACGGTGGCAATGTCGTCGTGGCCGAGTACTGGACGCGCGAGTGCAGCGAAACCGAAGACGGGGAAAAGACCTACAAAGTGACCCAGCGCATCACTAACGGCGTGGAGATCCTCGAAACTCACGATTGGCTGGGCTCGTGGATTCCCATCATCGGCGTCTTCGGCAAGGAAATCTACGTCAAGAACGGCGGCCAGTCGAAGCGCCTGTTTCTCTCGATGATCCGCAACGGGCGGCCGGCGCAACAGATGATGGCCTACATTGCCTCGCAGGAAGCAGAAGAGTTCGGGCAGATGCCGCGCGCCTCCTGGGTGGGCTGGGAGAATCAGTTTGCGCACGCCGAAGAGACCTGGGACGTGGCCCATCGCACGCCAATCTCGCGCCTGGAAGCCAAAGTTCCAGTCGATTGGAATCCGCAATGGGGACCGCCGCAACTTCCCACCCGGCCGCAGTTCATGCCGAACCCCAATCCCTACGAGATGGCCTACGAGCGCTGGCGGCGCTCGCACCAGGCGGCGGTCGCCGGCAGCCCACTTCCCACCGACGCGCAGAAGGTCAACGACAAATCCGGGATCGCCCTTGAAAAGATCACTGATGCCGGGATGCTCGGCAACTTCCACTTCACCGACAACTTCGGCCGCGCGCTGCAAAACACAGGCGAGCAGCTGAATGAGTTAATCACCAAACTCGCGGAGCATGACTCACTTCCCGATCAGTTGCTCGGCAAAGACCAGAAGGGCGACGACGTAAAGCTCAACGTCGCGCGCCGCAATCAGCCGCAAGTTCCGCCCGAAAGCTCCGACGAACTCCCCGAAGCAAACTTCTTCTTCGCCCACCGCGGCAAATTCACCGTTTCGATTTCCGAAGGCGCCAGCAAGCAATCGGAGCGCGACGAGCAGGCCGGCCTCGCCGACACGATCTTCCAAACCGTGCAGAACCTGGCACAGATCATGCCGCCCGGCGCCGTCGCTAAGATTCTGTCCATCGCCATCCGCATGAAGAATCTGGGAGCGATGGGCGACGAACTGGCCGAGGTCATCTCCCCGAAAGACAACACCGCACAGCAGTTGCAACAGGCCCAGCAGCAACTCGCCGCCGGCCAGCAAGCCGCCCAGGAGATGCAGGCGGAAATCCAGCAACTGAAACTGGAGAAGGCCGGCAAAGTCATCGAGCACCAGTTCAAGCAGCAGATTGAAGGGATGCGGCTCTCGGTCGAGCAGCAGATCGCGCAGCTGAACGCCGACCTGAAGGCTTACATCGCGAACGTGCAGACGAAAGCCCAGAGCGTTTCGGAGCGGGAGCGGTTGTTCCAGGAGACGCAGATCGAAAACCACCACGCCGCGCACGAAGTAGGACTGCAGAAAGATCAGCAGGCGCATGAAGCGGGAATGGCGCAGCAGGCAGCGGCTACGCAGGCGGCTCAGGCTCAGGCGGAGCAGCAGGCGCAGCAGAACCAGGCGCAGCCGCAGCAGGGGCAATAGATGCGAGGTAGCCGCGCCGCACTCCACGAGAAATCCAGTGCAGAACGTCCTGGGCCGGCCTTGGGAGCGTTTCTGAACAGGACTTGCACCCCACGTCCCCTACCGACAGCGGAAGCTCGCAGCCGGGCTTCACAGTGACGACGTACCACAAATCTTCCGGGTTCCCGCAAAGAGCGCACACCAGGTAGAGCATGCCTACGATTTTACTTCGAAAGGTTTTGAACCCATGACCACAGCAGCATCCGCCGTAGCAACAGTGGATTCGGCCACCACAGCAGCAGCCACCGTCGAGCAGCCCACCACCCGCGACTGGACTCCCCAGGAGATGGAGCAGTGGAACCGCGACGGATCGATTCCAAAACTGCCGAAAGCAGCGGACTCGGCCACCGCAGAGAAGAAAGAAAAGACGCAACCGGACTCGTCCACCGGAACTGGTAAAGAGAAGACCGCCGACACCGCATCGGACTCGGCCACCGATAAAACCCAGAAGCCCCACCTGAAGACAGCAGAGGACACAGAGAAGCGCTTCAAAGAACTTCTCGACGAAAACAAAGCCCTGCAGCGACGCCTGGAGTCGCTGGAGCGCGGCAAGCCTTCCGAAACGCGAGACACGAAGCAGGTATCGCAACCTGCGGCGGAAGTGAAAGTTCCCGGCCTCAAAGACTTCCTGGAGCAGTACTTCGCTAAGCCGGAAAACAAAGGGAAGAAATATGAGGACGGAGTCGAGAGCTGGCAGGTCGCCCGCGACGCTGAAACCGCCAAAAAGCTCGAACGCAGTATTCGAGAACAGTTGGCGACGGAAGCAGCGCAGAAAGACCTGGGCTCTCGCGTCGAGGAAGCTAAGAAGCGCTATCCCGAATATGAAGCTCGCATTCAACCCGTGATTAATGCCGTCACCACCGACCAGCAGATCCCGATGCCAGTCAAGGCCATGCTCAACGGCTCACCTGTATTCGTGGATTTGCTCTATGTGCTCTCGGAGCCCGCATCTCTTGCCGACTTCATTCAGACGGCG